TCACTCTTTGAGAGGATTATATTTTATTGCGTCATTTAAATAATCAGGTGAAAAGTGGGCATATAGCAGTGTTTGCTTGATATCCCCATGACCTAATATTTTTTGTAACGTTAAAATATTTCCTCCATTCATCATAAAATGGCTAGCGAAAGTATGGCGTAGGACGTGGCTGGCTTGTCCTTTTGGCAGATTAAAATCAAGACTTTTTAATATCTTGTAAAAATCATTGTAACAATTTTCAAATAATCGACCTGACCTATTTTTAAGTTGTGAGTTTAATTTTTCACCTATTGGCACAGCTCTATTTTTATTGTTTTTTGTATCTAAAAATATAACTCGGCCATTGATGACTTGCTCACCCTTTAACTCATTAGCTTCGCTCCATCTTGAACCTGTACTTAAACATAATCTAGCGATGATTAATGCATCACCCTGTAGATTATCCAGTAAACGTTGTATTTCTTCTTGGGATAAAAAACTCATCTCAGATGGCTTTTCTCGTAATTTAGAAATACCTTTTAATGGATGCTCATGATGGTATTCGGCAGCATTAATTAATGCTGTAAAAACGCTACTTAAGCGATTGTGATCACGATTTAACGTTGAAGCTTGAATGCCACTTTCCATTCTTTTAGAGCGGAATTGAATAAGGTATTGTTTTGTTATTTGATATGATCTGGGGTGACCCATTTTCTTGTCAAGAAACAATAACCCTCTCTTTTCGTCAGCCCCTCTTTTTAGTGTTTGTCCGTAAAGTCGATACCATAGATCTATAAGTTCTGACAGCGATCTTTTATCTGACGGCCTATCGCACCAATCTTTATCGTGAAAATTTGTAATAACAAACTTTTCATAATTAGCAGCTTCAGTTTTGCGATCAAATTTTTTACGAAACCGTTTACCTTTCATACCAGCAGGTCGAACATCTACTTGGTACTGACCGTTATCGAGCTTTTTAATCGACATATTCAATCTCCTCGAATAAGTCATTATTAATTGCTCGATTAAATAGACATGAATCTAACCAGATGGTTAACCAACAGTCTTGTCTGAAGGGTTTTGTATTATTTCTTCCTGCCCACAGTGTGAGAGAGCCGGGCTAATCTGTCCGATTTTAGGACTAACCTGATCTAACATAAACCACATCGTATATTTAGAAAATTTAGGATGATTTAAAATTAGTTGAGCAACCTTAAACCCCATATCGCCTCTATTAAGTTCATAATTTGTCAATGAGCTATATGAAATACCGGTTAATTCGCTCATAGCCTTCCGTGTTAATCGCTCACTTTCTCTCATAACAATTAGTTTTTCTGATGTACTTATTGACATAAATCCCTATCCTGTATATTGTTTGTCATATACGACAAATTAGTTGTTTAATACTGTTATGGTGGACATGTTTGGACGTGCCTATATAAAAGGATACCACAAGATGAGTGAGCAATTAATAATCCCGCCTTCTTACATGTCAGCCAAAGGTGTAGCTGATCTTTTTGGGATGACGGAAGGGGCAGTGAAAAAAATGTGTCAACGTGGTGAGTTACCAACGAAACCACGCCGCAATGGACAACGAACATGGTTTATAAATATGCACGCACTTCACGCACACGCCGTTGAGCAAGTTGAAAATGCGGACGAAGAATGGCTTGGTTGGAAGGATCGTTTTGAAGGGTTTAAATAATGAGTATTAATCTAATCAATAACTCAATCAAAGAGATCGCAAATACAGTGATTCATCACTGCCAGCACACAGAGGCTTCTCATCGTGAAAATGAAACACCATCAACCACCACGAGATTTTGTATGGCGCGTTTATTAGAGCGTACAGCAAGTCAATTAAATGCCCTTGCAGATATTGCGTATGACATGGGGGATGGTGATTTAGCATGCAGCATTCAAGCGCAGGCAGAAGCTTCAAATGTGGGCCTTACCCCTGAACCAATTTAGAGGGTATTGAGTCAGCAATCGAATGAGTCAACCTATTCGATTGCTGAATTAACCCCACTCGCTGCGTTTGGTTTTTCTTAGGACTTTATATCTGACTCAGTGAGCGCGAACTAGCCGCGTAGAGAGTCGCTCCTCACGTTACGAGGATCCGTTTTTTTGGTGATCAATGAAAGCAAATCAACGCCAATTATTTAAATTAATGTACCGCGCTAAGCGTTTGTTACGTAGCGGAGTAATTAACTATGGCTTGATGGCAGATGTTCATTACCAATGTAATAAGTATGAAAGTATTAATAACGATATTTTAAAGCACTGTTACCTCTGCGCCAGCGTTGCTCTAATTAACAGAGAAACGCCTGATAAGCTGCTTGAAAACAGTCAATGGCGCAGTCTTATTCATTTTGAAGGATTACCATTTTGAATACTTTAATAATAACCAATGATTCACAACAAGATCATAAAACTCGCTGGAAGGGGGTATATCAGCTCGCTCGTCTTGTGAATGGCAATATTCGCATGACTCGCAGAGCAGCAGAAGGGTTCAAGAATGGTATTAACCTAAGTCGATCGAATGAGCTTATGTTTCGTAAGGCTAGAGGCTGCCTAAGTGCTCGTAATTACCCTTGTGAGTGCGGTTCACGGTTATACCATCTGCTTGCTATGGATAAACGTCCAGTTTGCCTTCTTCAAGATGAACAAAGTGCTTTGCTTAAAAAAATATCACTCACAAATAACGTACGATGAGCCCTTATTACTATGATTAAACTTACCCATTACGCTAAAAGATATTCGGAGGCTTTCGACAAGTTCGTTAACGCTCCGCATTTCTTTAAGCGTTTGTGGCAAGTGAATAGTAAAATTAAAATGTTACAACGCCGCCAACGTATCACTTTAACTAAAGTAGTACGAGTATTGCTGTCTAAAATGACGGGCGATAATAATCAAATAGGTCAATGTGAACCTGATGCCATGTATGGGATCATACATAAAGAATTGATTAAACTTTATGAGAAAATGCACGGTGAGCCTATATCAGAAGGTCGCTGGTATCGTGCCATTGGCCATCTCGTTGACGCTGGCTACCTTAAATCAAAATCCGCACTAACTATCACTGGTACAGACGAATGCCCCGTTATTCGATCTATAGCATCACTGAAAGAGTTCACGTCTTTATTCTTTGCAGATATTAACCTTGAACATAAGAAAGATATTAGAGTGTCACGCGCAAAAGGTGTTGCTAGCCGTATTGCTCAAGGTCGTTCTAATGTTTGGTATGGTTACATCGTCTTCGATAGAGTAAGCAAACGTAAGTTCGCTCAAGCTGTTAAAAGTGCCACACCAACCTATACTGAAGTCCCTTACGATTTCGACAACGATATCTTCGGTAAAGAGTAAAAATCCACCTCTAAAGTTTAAATAATCCGCCCTAGCGGAGAATTTTGCACATCTGCACGAAATATCAATAGGTTATACTGTCGTATTTCTTATGTTTGATAGGTTTAATCTATTTAATAAAATGAATGGGCGTTTATTTCTTGTTTGTCGGGTATGAAAGAGAACCTTTTTATGGTGTCTGTGGATAAGTCTGTGATTAATGATATTAAAATAGAAGTAAGCTGCGGAAGTGAAAAATGAGGGTAGTTTTATAGCTCTTAAAGCTCTTAGTGGTTTTTCGTTTCTCAAACCAGAAAGTTATTAAAATAACTTTACTTAGATAGGCCTCAAGAATAGAGCAAAGTACATCCCATCCAATTGATTAAGAATCGCGATCAATTAGCCCCACAAGGCAATTGAACGGGCCCCGTCGAGGAAAGCTATAGATATAGTGATTAATTTCACCACAAGGACTTGAGGGTAATAATAGAACACGCGGTGAGTATTTTTTGTCATACGACAATTGATATACCCATACGCTAAACGTTACGAGGTCGCTTTATCGCTACGCGATGGCTTATTAATAAAGAAGATCGAGGTTTTAAGAATATGGGGATGATTATTAATATAGGCAGTTTAAAAAAGCTTTATAGCAAAAACAGGAACTCGTAGATTATATCACTAATAAAACCTGAAACTATAGAGCTTCTAAGCCCAACCATTTAGGTTATCTCACTTTGTGTATAAGCACTGCCTTAAATGTTTTTGTACATAATGATGTTAATTTCAATATGTAATATCATTGCTTTTTTATACGCACTATGATTATTAGTGAAAATCACCTAATTATATATTTATTAGCAAATTGTTTGAAGTTTTAACAATTCGCTATTTTATAAGCATAATAGGTTATATTATCTTACGAGATTTTGAAAATCAGGAAAGCTATTAATAGCGTCATATACTGAAAATACAATCCACCCTTTATTCTTTAATAAAATCTTATGTTCTTTATTCACTATAACAGCTACCTTTTTGCTCTTCCAACACAAATCTAATGGCACTAATTTACCTGAAATATTTTCAATACTACCCAGTTCTCCACAAGGTATACGATTAGCTTTACACTTAGATAATAAGCCAGATAATGCAGAGTCTGCATAGCGTATCAAATCATCGTAATTAAATGGGTCTATCTTTCCCTGCTCTCGCCTAAGTCGATTAATAATTAAAGTATCTTCATTACTAACATAAAGATGACCATGATGAGGTTGCTTTTTATGGCAATCAGCACATAACGCTCTAAGATTTTCTCTTTTGTTATCTGATTTATTCCCATTAATATGATGAGAATGCAGTAGCTTTTTGTGATCTTTCAAAGAAACACTACAATGCTCGCAGATATAATCAAGTTCATTGCGTAAGTCCGATGAGATAGAAGCCCAGTTAGATGTATAATCTCCGCTATAATAGTCAGCAGATGCAATAGGCATAGTTTTAAAATAGGAACTGTATGATTCAAATAATCTTCCGTACGAGAAACTAACAATGAAGTCTTTTTGATTTTGATACGTCTTCTCAAGATAGCCTTCAACGTTCAACTCTTTCATACAATTAATACAAGGAGATAAATCAGATTCACCCTCTAACGTATTAAAAGACACATTAGATTGACCAAAAACATTAAACTTTCCATCAATTCGGCTTGTAACAACGTATCGATTATGAAACCGTCCTTTATTTCTCATATCAATAATGGTTCTACACTCTGCAATATGAACTCGCTTAACACCATTTCCCTTCCCATTAACAATAGCGCTTTCTATGGCGTTACCTTGGTCTGGTATATACAACATAACCTGAAGACCCTCATAAATAAGTACGCCATTAGAGCCATCAATCTCATCTAGTTGAATATCTTCGCCTAAAATTTTTCCATTCACTAAGTCTTTTGCTACACTTTGGATAGAATCTGATCGCTTGGTGATAGTAAAGCTAGTAACTATCCCTCCTAGAGGAGCTATTGCTTTATATAGAGCACTAAAATCAACAGTCAATTTCATTAATTAGCACCAAGGATTTGTTTTATTTGTATGTCTGCATTTGTAATCGCACGAAAAGATACTCGTCTAGATTTTTTATGATCTTCAACACCATTTTTTTTAATCAATCTAGACGAAGAAAAGCCGACGGCCGCAATACTCTCAGTAATCCAATCAGATTCTGTAGGCATAAGACTATACCCATACTCTAATACTGATCTTGTTCTATCTTGGGATAGTTTCATATTGTAGAAATAAGCTTGTTGCTTAGTCGAACCTCGTAATCCAGCACTTGATGTATGTCCTTCAATTCGAACTTCATCAAGCGAGTCACGAAATGGCTTAAGTACTTCAATATATCTAGGAAAGAAGTCGTTTAAAATAGTTTTATACTCATTACTTAGTGTGGATTGATTGTTAGCAAACAATACATCAGGTGATGTAAAGTTAAATGATAACGTTTCTTTGTCTATCTCTGCCCCCCATAGGCGAAGATCATCATGAAACTCATTTACTAATGCATCGTAAATCGCTACCTGATTATCCTGATAAGCAACAGCTACATCTTTTATTTTTTGACTCTCTTTTTCTATTTTAAGCATGAATACAATAGCAATGAATAGAAAGACCATCATTAAACCAGCCATTAAATCGGATATAGATAACCAATGTTCACCATTATCCTGGCCACTCTCATCATTTTTACCAAATAATTGATGCATTACGCCGCTCGCTCATTAACTATTTCATTCATAGCTTGAGTTAGCTTAACGTAATCTTCCACAAACTTACCTGTAACTTGAGTAAGCGCCCGACCCATTTCAGTAATTACACGATTAATTTCTTGCTGCATAGACTCATCAATTAACTTAAGCTGAGAATCAACAGCCTCCCCAGTTAACCCAACTTGGTTACGAACTTGATCCTCCATTGCATCAAATGTGCGCTTAGCTTGATTAATCTGTTGAGTTGCAACATCATCAATCACATCAGATAAACGTTGTTGTAATTTATCTACTGACTTAGATATTACATCTCTAATATTACTCGTTTCTAATACAAGATTTTGATTAGCTGTTGTCATGGTTGAATTCATTTCGCTTGTATCTTTAACTAGCGTTTCAATCATACTACGCATGGTACTATTTAGTTCTCTTACCGAGTTTTCTAAATTCTGCTTCATTATTCCTGCTTGCTCTTGTAAATAATCAGAACTATTTTGCAAACTTTCATTAGTTCTAGCTGTATTATTCATGAACTCAGTAGATGCAAGATCTATTTTCTTATTAACGATTTCTGCACTGCCCACTAATATATCGCTAACAGACTGAATACCCTCATCAGTCTTAGAAAGTATGTCCATATAGTGTTCATTAACTGTATCAATTGACTTAGTGATATCTTGAACGACATTCTTAATACCTTTATCTGTTTCAGACAGCATATTAGTATAGTGCTCGTTTGCAATATCAACAGATTTAGAGATATCTTTCACTACGGTTTCTATATGATTTTGTATTTCTGGAACAGCTTCTACTGCTTTGTCACGCATGTTTGAAAAAGCGTTTAAATGTGATTCAAGATCGGAAATCTGGTGCCTACAGACGATCATAATTTCTTTTAATTCACTCATCGATTCTGGGATAGCCTTACTATGTTCACTGATAACAGTAATTGATGACTCGGTAGAAGTAATTGCTTCAACACCTAGTTCATACTGCTTTTTCATCTCTTCAAGTTGAGCTTTATAATCTTCTTGCCATCGTACAAGTAGCAACACTGCTTCATTAAGCTGCTTAAAATTATCGCCAAATTGTTCTGTAAGGTTATGATTAAAATCAGAAATAACCTGCTTTAATGCGTCAATAATTTGTTCTGTTGCCGACTTAGAGATCGCATCAGTAAAGTCTTGCATTTTCAGCCACAGTTTATCTGAGAACTCATCAAACCGAACAGCTTCAGCGCTAGCTTGCTCTTGAAATCGAGCGTATTCAATATCAGCTTGTTCTTGGATTACTTTTCGCGAATTTTTCGAGTTATCATTTATATCACCACGAAGAATTTTCAATTGACCAAACAACGTTGACTCTTCATTTCCGATTAAAGCATCTTTAAGTGCCTTAACTTCATCAACCTGACTCTCCATAGCAGACAGAATATCTTCCGGTGTTGCCTTGTTGGCCATCCGCTCTGATTTTTTCGCCTGAAATACTGGTATTGTAGATAACACTTTTAATACTAGCGAAGCAAAAATACCGATTAAGCTAGTGATAAATGCCGTTTTTAAACCTGCAAGTAATGGGGGTATACTTTCTTCAATATTTGCTTGATTAAAGTCAAGAAGTCCAAGAACGATACCGAAGAATGTACCGAAGATACCTAACGTTGTTAGAAGCGTTGGCGCATATTGAACAAAATCCCTACCTAAATTCATTTTGCCTAAAATTAAGGCTACAATGAATGCTGACATAATAATAATTGCTATAAAAATACTAACTGAATCAGCACTCGTTCCACGTAGTATATTTTCTAAGTAGTTCATTTCATTTCTCTGGTTAATTTATTTGGTGTACAGAACAATCAAAAATCTAACTAAATCAATATGCGTAACGATGCGCATTATACAGCTAGATTATCTATAATCAACGAAGCAACATTTTTTAGTTATGAAATAACTCAAGGATATTCATTTTATTATTTACATAACTAAAATTCACACTACTAAGATTTAATCTTAAATAACCACACCTAACAGACTGAATTAATAAGAATAAACAATAAAAATAATATGATATGCTACATTCCAACACATCTTATATGTGTATAATAATGAAACAACAAAATGATCACTGGAGAAATATGTTACGAGACATTTCTAAAAACCATAACATCTCATATTAAAACGAATACTCTAAAAAAACTCACTTCCTTTACTATCTTCTTCATCATTACTTATAGTGCGCATCATTTATCTAACATAAAAAAGGCATTTCCATGTTAAATACAATTTATTTATTTATTTCACAAATTGAAATTAATAATTTGTATCATTGCCATATATCCTATTGATAGTAAACGTATTTATATAATTATATGGCTTGATAATATTTATCATTTTTTATCTTTAGAAATCTTAAAAAAATTAAACCTCTTATATATCAAAATATTAAAGCTGAATATCTTAAAAAACACACCGTGATCAACTCTCCTTAATTACAATCTGTGCATTTAGTGGATTCAGGAGGATTAGCTAAAGCCTAGTAGTGACGAAGTCTGAAGAGGTGATTTCGATAAATCCTTAATGGCGAAAACGGTACACAAAAAGCCCCGAAGTGTGGTGGGGATGAGTGCTTTTTTTAATGATTTTATTTTTTAAGAAATATATTAAAGTAAGTAAGGCCAGTGTGAAATTATTAGAGTTGTATGCAATTTTGATGGTGTTGGCGGCAATAGAAAACGATTGTAATAAAATGATTTTTCTTAAAACATTTGGCTTAGATTTGTTTTTTATATACTATCAAGTGCATTATCAGTTTGCGTGTATAGTTATATGATCCGCACTAAAATTACTCCGCCTCAAAATTTATGTATATACAATGCTGCTTTTCACATAGAAACCTATGATTTTTTTGAAAAAATTAATATTGCTGTTTTTACTCGTCACGAGTTGGTGACAATTGATTTAACTTCAGTGAAAATAATTACAGCAGCAGCATCTGTATTGTTATTTGCAACTGTTAGTACTTGCCAGTTATCAATGAATAATGCGAATCAAATTCGGTGTATATTTCCTAGAAGTGACAAAAATGAAACAGGGCATCGATACATTGTAAAAACTGGATTAGCAAGAGCTTTACATTCAGGTAGTGTTGATAAATTAGAATTATTGACTAAAGATCAAATATATTTTCAGACATCAACAGATCCTTCTTTACATTTACTTTCAACATTTAACTTGCTTACAAAAGAAATGGCATTTACACCAGTATTGTTACAACTCTTAGTTACCGGCGTGTCAGAAGCAATGCTTAATGTTATTCATCACGCCTATAAAGACCCCTTTAATGCGGCGTTTATTCATAGTACAAAAAAACTTATAGTTGCAGGTATAGGTGAGCGATGGTGGCAATGTGCTTGGTTTGACTCAAGGAAAAAGGCATGGATTTTTATTATTTGTGATATTGGCTTAGGTATCCCACAAACTTATAATTATTTACGGCAAGATCATCTATACTCAGTAAATCCATCCTTAGCTCTGAAACATGCATTTATTCGTGGAAATAGTCGATTTATTGGTTCGGGTAGAGGTAATGGTTCTGAGGATATGATGCAACCAATAAAAAGTGGCTACAATGAAAGTTTATTAGTATATAGTGGCGGAGCAAAGTATCATTTTAAGACTGGAATGGATCAACCTGAGATTGAAAATTTAAGTCGTTTTTTTAATGGTACTTTGGTGGAATGGACTCTATACGTCAGTAATGAAGAGGAGATATAAAATGATAACTATCGATGTCGCTAGCCGATTCTCTCGTACTCCATTTGGAAGATTTAAAGAAGATGGGAATTACAGTGCAGAGGTGTTTAGAGAGGACGTATTAAAACCAGCACTAGTAAACAATGAAATTATTGTTGTTGATTTTTCTAAGGTTGCTTTAGGTGTGGGTTCTTCTTTTCTTGAAGAGGCTTTTGGTGGCTTAGTACGTCAAGGATATGACAAAACAAGATTACTTTCTCACCTAAGAATTAAAGACAAAATGAATTTTTATGATGATCAAGTTAAATATTTTATTGGTAAAGCGTGCTAATAATAGGACATAAATTTGGATCATACTAAAAAAGCTATTTTAAGCACTTTAGAGCAAGTAACACCTTATTTAGGTTATATTAGTCTAATTTTAGTTTTTGTTTCGTGGTTTATTGTCTACCATAATGCGAAAAAATTAGCTACTCGTAATGAGACAAAATCTTTAATAGATGATGCTGTAAAAGTTTTTACACAGCTAGAGGAACTCACATTATCTTATTGGTTAGCCGGTAGATCTAAGCGAATGGACACTGCTGAGTTTCTCTTATTAAGTACTGCGAGATTACAGACGTTATCATTTAAGTTAAATATTGTTAAAAATAGAAAAATAAATATATCGTGTGTTGATTTTTCTAAAATCACGATTTTAATGACATTAAATTGTGAAGATGTAGATCGTCGAAAAGATGAAGACAATAGAGAGCAAGTTCAGCTTTTTCTTGAGCAAATAAATTCTACTATATCGGCACTATATTCTGAATATCAAAGTGTATATAAACCTTCTTTTCCTTTAATTTCAAAAATCATGTCGAAAGATCGTAACTAACTATAGTGTATTTGTTTTTAAAGTGACAATTGCTTGTAGTTCTTTTCTCAGCGTTATCGATTGTAATGCTTGGCTAGAGATAGCCCCTGATTCTATAGGGGCTGTTGTTGGACCTTTTGGAGCTGTATGGGTGTGTGTGGCCATTGTGTTGGCTAGTTGACTGACAATATCAATTAAATCGTGCAGGGTTTTTACAATATCAACATCTTTGCTTCCTATTCTCACTTTTCCTTTTTCTGTTACGACACGAAAGCCTGTGTTATCTAGCGTCAGTGATTCACTGTCTTTGATAAGGAACTGCAGCTTTTTCTCTATTTTGCTAATACGATCCCCGTAGATAAATTCCTCTAAATTTTCACCTGCAGTCAGTGATAAGTTTTTCAATGCTGATAATTCACCATTACCTGTGGTGAGTAAATACAACGCATCGAAAGCCGTTAGTTGATAAGTACCGCCGACTTCATGGGCGGAATTTTCATGGGTTACCGTTGTGTGTGATTGTCTTGTAATCGTATCGGTGCCTGTTGATGTATTACGTTCATTGGATTGTTCATTGATCACGCTATCGGTGACAGTGTTAATGGAGCCGTCTTGCTGAAAGTGCAGTTTGACACCTTGTCGTGGTTGTATGATAACTTCGCCGGTGGTGAGTTTTGGTAGTGTGATGCCATAAGGCAATATTTTATCGATATACGGCTTGTCAGGCATCCCAAACGCAAATTGAAGTGTGACTATCATTCCGGGCTCTGGTATTTGCATAATGCCGCCAGAGGGAGAGAATGAGCCTGATAATGCAATGTTGGATAATATGGGTGTGTTTGTTTCTTTACCGGATTTATCGAGTATTTTTACACTGGCACAATAATAGGGGCGATAAGGATCAGATAAGCTACCACTTTGGGGTGTTTCATTGATACTGGTAATAACTGCCCACAGCGGAACATGCCAGCCGTTCGCAATTTCTGGATAATGTTTTTGAATGATTTTTGCTATTTTGTTATCCATGTAATAGTCATCTTATCTTTTTGTAGTTCAATATTACGAATGCGCTGGCCATTGATAATGACACCGGGTCTTAATGCGGGGATCATCGCTATTGTAGCGCCCTCAATACCAATATTTGTTAACATATTGGCGGGAATGGGAATGTTAGCGTTAGCCCATATTGAATCAGACCAACTCCCCACAAATACTTTGCCGTTACCTTGTTGTTGCCATATGTATTTATTAATACCAAAGATTGACCCAAGGTTATCCATTAACGCGTAACCTTGCTGGCAATTGATAATATAAGGCGCTACGGCCGTTGCGTAATCTTTATCAGGTACCACAAACTCGATACCGGTTCTGTCTGTGATTTGCTCAAGTAAGCCAGTTAAAGTGATGTGTTGATAATAAAGGGGTAAAGGGTGGCGTAATAGGCCCGTTAACTCTCTCGCAAAGAGGGTAAATTCATTATTATTGACCTCTTTGTAAGACTCAATGTATCCGGTAAACCAGCGCTGCAGTGCATTATTATAGCCACATTCATACGCAATAATCTGGCCCACTTTGGGCTCAATGTCCGTCACTATCTGCGCAGTACCTGGGCTTTTGTAAGTTAAATAACAATGCGCAGAAATAACAGCGCCTTGTTGGCTCCCAATATATAGCCGCTCATTTAATTTCATTGGCTACTTCCTTTTTTGTCGCATCATCGCTTCCCATCACACCACCAAGTACGTTGTCAGCCATACTAAGGATCTTCTCAAAGGTAGATAATTCAGTATTGGGCGGAATATCAGGGTTTTCTTTATAATCAATATTTTTCCCTTCACCACCTTGTTGTTTTGCCGGCTTGATGGGCTCTCGTTGACTTTTTCGCTCAGGCACCGATAAATGCTCTTTCATTACAAAGCCTACTTGCCAACCTTGAGTGTCATTCAATTCACGGATGGTAAGTTCCCGTGAAAACTTGGCCTCATAAAACTTAATTGCGTTCGCCGCATCATGCCCAATACGATAAACCGTTCGCGCTCCTGTTGTTTTATTGATGGCTTCAGCAAGACGATCAATCTCAGTCAACCACGCTTTTTTTTCAAAAGGCACGATAAGGCTTACTGTTAATTCTTTTGCCTTGGTGCCTGTTTCAGCACTGGTCGTATTACTACTTTGACCACTTAAATCACTGTCACCAATGGGTAATTTGATAGTCACTTTAATATCTAAACCAGGAATAGATTGTTGATTAAGTTGTAATGTCATAAACCAAACATCTCATAATAAATAGATAGGTTATCAATATCATCGGATAACAAAATCAGTACCGTCGCATACGGCTGATTATCCACTTTAAAATCAGTCAATTGCTTTTTCATTACGCTAGGCGTACCGGTTAATCGTAATGCGGCGCATTGACCCGTGAATGTGGACTTAAGTTGCAGTAATCCCTGTTTTTGTTGCGTGAGACGCTCTTTCTGATACAAAGAAACCTGTATTAATCGCTCAATAGGCGTTATTGCCTCATTCTGAGGCAAATACCCTAATGCCGTGCGGCAATTGAGAATAGGTGACATAAAATCTAATCGAAAGGATGCCCAAGAGGGAGTTGTGGCCGCTTTAGGGATCTGCATTTTTTCAATCGGTAATAAGGTTTTTTTTATCGCAAGTGTTGCCAATTGTATCCAAGCAGGGTGTGTGATCACGGATGAAATATCTTGTATTTGTTGAGCAAAATGGCTTGGATCTCTCCCCGTCACAATCAGTACTAGCCCATTAGGGTAATGATGCGGCGCGCTCATCATCATATCACCCGCTAGTTTTAACGCTGTAGGTGCTGATAATGTGTCATTATAACCAACACCATAAAGATACGGATGCAAACAAATATATTGGGTATGATGAGCACTATTTTTTGTTATTTCTTTATTTGATGTTGATGTTTCATTGATCCTCTTTAGTGAGCTTTCAATGGCTGTTATTTGAGTATCAATGACGGCTGTTCGTGCATCAGCTTGTTTTTTTATACTGCTTGGGTAGTTTATCTTTACCATTATGATGTTCTTATTGTTATGGCCAGTCTTCATTCTTGTGGTTTGCAAAGCAAAGAGAGCATTCACTATCGTGTCGCAATAACCATGTAATTCGCCATACAACCCGTTTCTACATTACCTCTCCCGTCAAAGACAACATCTCTTAGTGCAGTGACGGCTCCCGTTGATTGATTGACAGAACAACGCGTTCTATATTGCGGATAAGTGCCTCCTTCATCCACATCCCAAGCCCCCGTACCTGAATCATTAAGACTGACGATATAGTGGCATTGCGAACGAGAAAACCCTGCGGGAACGGGTATTGTACCGCCATGCCAGATTGTTCCGCTTAATGTGGCAGTTTGTTTGTAGGCCTCGGTATAAATATGAAACCACTGGCTCCAGGTATTATTGTCACCATTACGTGTTCTCATCTGCATAAGGCCTGCTGTACCACCATACCCAGCGTTGAGTTGTATATCATAAGCCTTAGCCCCCATGCGTATTAATGAGCCTTGGATAGGAGCATTATTGGCATAAGTAAAATCTGCACTCATACTTGGTTGAGTATTAGCGTCCTGCCCAGGGCTTGAATTCCACCCGTTGTCACAAAGATAAGCGGCAGCCCCATATCCATTAAGTCTTGATGAATCAGCTGCTTTTTCGGTTTTTCCTAACTTATTATTGAGACTATCGGTTACCGTTTTTTTAAACGTATCAAATACCGTGGTAGGTAGCTTTTCACCTAATTGTTTAAATAAGGTCGCTACGGCATCGCCTGTTTCAGTTAATGCATCAGCGACTTCTTTGATGGTATCGAGGGTTGATGTTGGTATTCCACCATAGATTTCAGACTTAACGCGGTTGGCTTCTTGTTTGGCTTGCTCTGATGCGTAGTTTTTAGTGCTATCAATCACCGGTTTTAGTGTGGCTGGTGTGACGGCTTTTTGATTATCGATACCTGTATTTACTTCTTTTTGAGTCGCAAGTTCTATCAATCCCGCTTTATCTGTTGAGGTTAATGGCGCATAGGTATCAATATCACTTTTCTTTATATATTGTGAATGAGGATCATTCTTTTCATTTAAATGAGTTGAACGCCAATCTAAGATGCGTAAATCTTTAATGTCACTAATAGTTTTAATTAGAGCTATTGGGCAACTGTAATATCTGATGCCTTCATCAATACGCTCAGCAGGGTGGTTATTCGCAATAAGAATGTGTGTGTGTGTTTGCCACTCACTGTTTATTGTTCCTTCAAAACTCGCTTCTAAGTAAACCGTAACAGGTAAGGAGAGAGATGAAATATCAAGGGGTGTGCGCTTCTCATTGACACACCGTAACCCATTAACATACCCCGTACCCGGATTCACAACGAGCCCGTTATTGAGTACCTCAACCGACCATGCATCATCGATAAAGCTACTTATGCCGTAACTGTCCGTATTTTCTCGTCTCACTCGATCATCCATCGCCATCAGGCGTTGGTTAAAATCTAACTGCCAAACATCAGCAGTGACGTTAATATCTGTTAATTTAGCGGCATTAACATAGGATGTAATAATATTACGCGTTAATGTGTCACCTTCAATATTGTTAGCAGGATCGGCTTTTACTTTTGTTTGGGGGACGGTATGGGTGATCGCAGCCACTAAATTAGTGTCACTGTTGACTAGTCCAATCCAGTTAAAATCCCATGACCCAATCTCAGTACCTAAAATAATGGAATACACGACGGCATCAGGGTTAATCATTCCTTTTTGGGTGATCTTAAATCGGCCTTTAATCATCTCGTTGGTTGGTAATGTTTCTTCAGGATGAATGGGCGCGTTTGGATCTTGATGAGGAATGAGGGCAAAAACAAATTCATCTAAAATAATTGGATGACCTGCTGCGCTACATTGTGCCTGATACGTTGCAAATGCTGCTGTTAATATTGTTTTACTCATAATGGATCCAACGCTGTAATAAGAGGAAAGGTGGCTACAAGAGTTTGATGATTCCAATTCATTTCTCCCACCGCCACAGATTGAGAGAGTGTCGCTGTTACGCTATATTCATAACGCCGACATGTTGCCCCATAGGTTTGCACCAATAAATTGATGAGTATTTTATGGTTAGATAAAATATCATCACTCATTTCAATCGTGACAATATCCCAATCTTTATCGGGTTGACGTTCTTTGATGTCAAAGATAGGAATGCCAAGGCGCTCAAAGATAGCGTACATCCCTTGGTTCATGCCGGCATCTTGCGCATTGACGAAAGCATGATTTACACGCCGTCTATAAATAGGTTCAATTTCATTATCTAGGCGTTTAATTTTTCGTTGCCAAGCAATGTGATCAACCAATATCAAATCACACGTCATTAAATCAAACTTTGATAAGGGGATAGACAGCCACTGTTCCACTTGCGTCCAAAAAGATTGTGCTGCAAGATTAAGTTTGTGTAATTCTCCTCGCTGCATCCAAAACGGTAATTCCAGTTTAAGCATGGGGCATATTCGTTATTGTTAATTGTTGAATACGCACGATTTCCATCGCCATTCTAAAATCACGGTTAACGAAATACAGTGATGCGATTTGATTAAAGGTATTTCTCAGTTCCTGGTTAAGTGTTGAAAAGCTAAATAAAGTTAATGGCCAGGTTTTCATCGCGAGGGGATAAGCCTGGTTCTCACGAAAGACACACCGAATATACTGCTCTATATTGTGTTTAACCTTTTCAATTTCATCCGTATCTATGTTCGGAATAAATAACACTTCGATATTAATGTTGATGAATTTTTCAGGTAATGCTTGGGTTAACATGTCATCACCTAAACCATGGTAGCCGTCAACGCGAATAGCATGATTAATCGCCGTTAAAAAAGGAGCACTTGCCGTTCCGCTGTCTAATAATAGATACGCATTAGCAGTCCCTGGTCCCCGTGGCGCATTTTTTTCAATATAAATCTGATCGGCCTTCACACCGCCAAACTCACTCATGATCAATTTATATTTATCATCAATATACCAACCTGACGCTGCAGTGAATTGAGCGCGATAACGCTCTTTTGCATCGCTGTCTTTTTCAGTATCGGCGCCTGGAACACTTAACCAATCATCAGGGTTATGCACGCGTAATAAACCAGGAAGTGGCGTCTGTGGAATGCAGTAATATCCTCCCGAGAGATTAAATCCACCCCCTGTGTTTGCAGCAATGCAATCAACCTTTATTGAGACAGCATTCGCAGGCAGTGTTGTTTCTATCGGAATAATCAATTGGTAAATCGTATCGTTAATACGGTCAGTGCTAATAGTGAATCCTGCCGGTAATAATATTTCAGGCGCGCCCAGCTCTCGTTCAAAAATCACAAAACCTTGTGCTTTACTGGCGGATTTACGTTTTAAGTTCACTGATTGCAGATAAAGATCCAGAAAGAGGCCGCTCGATGTTTTAACAAAGGATTGGGGTAATACGGTATTGACCAAAAAAGACAATAACCAAAAGTACGGTTTTTTGATGATGCTCGTAATAAGACGCCAAAAGGGTGAGTATTTAGGATCGTTATTAATTAACGAACCTTGTGCCTTCACTTCATTATCAAAAATAAGATGGATTTCTTCTTCTGTCGTGGGTATTTGATTATTTTTTAATACTTGCACGAATTCAGGGTATTTTGTTTCTATAGCCATACTTCAAATTCTCCAAATTCATACGTACTGGCGGTCAATAAGCGAGAGTTATCAAGGTGAGTGATTGCTCCCGTGCCTGGAATAATCCGCAAATCATGTTCAGCTAACAGTATTATCTGATGCTCAATATCTCGAATAATCGTAGGGCTGCGCTCAGCAACAAGCTGTACGGCCAAGCCACTTTCTAAAATGGCATGTTTTACATCTTGAGCAATACACGCTTCATTGGTAATGAGGCGCGGATTACGTCCTTCATCAATAACAATATCGCCATTAACAATGAGTAAATCATGATAAATAATAGAGACTGTCATGGTGTCACCATTGCCATATACGCATTCATTTCAGCGCGACCCGGTGCGGTTGTTGTGTTCACATTGATAGCCCCAACATTATGCGTGGTTGTTTGGTTTTGTGTTGTTTGAGATAAATAGCGTTGAGGTAGCGTTGTTGGCTGTGTCTGGCTGGACTGTTGATACGATAAGCCTAACCCTTTATTGATAATATTCGTTTGTTGTTCAATCGTGGCATTCAGTTTATCCCCACTAAAAAAGCCAGTAATACTTGACCAAGTGGTATTAAACCAATCACCAATACTGTCGAGATAACTTACAAAAGAGCCTAAGGCTGCTTGAATACCGGTAAACCAGGACGTATCACTGAACGCGGCAACAAATTGGTCCCATTTAGCAATGAGAATACCCACACCAATAACAATACTGGCAATTAATAATGGTACCCATCCAATGGCAGCAATAAAGGCAACGGCTAATGACCACACCACGGGAATGAGGCTAATAAAACCCAGCAATAATCGTCCGACACCACTGGCCATGCCGATAATGGCGCCTGCAGCGCGTCCACCAAAAGCGAACAATGAGGCTCGACCTGATGCAAAGGTTGCAAGGGTCAGCGCGCGCGTTATCATCAAGGTTGTTCGTAGCGATGACACCATCGTCGCTATCCCCGAAAGTAAACGCGAACCAAAAGCAAGAACAGAGGCGCGGCCTGAAGCCAGCGTTGATATTGCTAAGGCTTTTGTCGCCATCGTTGCGGCTACAATGCTATTCTTCATGCGAATGAAAGAGGAAAGGACACTCTCTTTAAGTGTTAATAAGTACGCTTTACTTAACCGAAGCGTTGCAAGACGGGCAACCTTTTGTGCTGCCGTTACCCCCATAATGCCATTTTTTAATTTTCGGACACCAGAGATAACATATAAAATATGCCCGCCAAACTTCAGGATATTCCAAGACCCAATGACCATCATGCCTATCGCTGCCGCTGCGCCGAGGGCAATAAAACCGATTGCTAGGTAAGCCACGGCGGTTGTCAGATGAGGAAACATCACCATCCATTTTTGTAGCGTAGTAAAACTATCAATAAAGTAAGTAATAAAAGGCACTAACGCGGTGTCTAATGCTTGTCCGAAGACAACGCGAACATTATTAATCGTTTGGCTTAATCGATCCCATGGGTCAGCAATTTTTGCGGCCATTATCATGGCTTGTTTCATGTTATCTATTTGACTTAGGCTGGCGATATTAGCGTTAAGATCATCCGTTTTATTCCAAAGGTCTTGAATTAATCCTGAAGCAACGGTGCCAAAAGCAGTGTTTAATTTACCTGTAACCGCTACCGTTAACTCATTACCTAACGATGCTTTTAATTTCTTGATGATGGCCACCATGCCAAGTGCTTTACCATTATCACCAGAAAAATTAAGCCCTAAGCTTTTTTGAGCATTTGGCAATGCATCCATAAAGCCGGCATAAGCTGTACCTGCAGTACTGCCGGTCTTGCCTGCTTGCGCCATACCTAAAATGGCAAATTGTTCGGCTGAACTAATATTTTGATTTGATCCCCGTGTACCCACACCCGCAAATGCTTCATTCATTGCAGAGCCTGTTGTTTTAAACATCTTAACGGCCACGGCGGTTTGACCCGCTATTTGTTCAACCCAGTTAGATTTACCCATTTTATTGGCGTTGGTTTGAAAGATGCCATACATGGTACCCATATAGCTGGTAATAGTGGCAGTATCCGCTTTGGTCGCTGTCGCCAAAATAGCAGAGGCATTGGTAAACTTTGAAAGTTCGGTCCCATCAAGGCCGCTAATAGCAGATTGAATGTCATACGAAGCACGGACAAATTCAGAGGCCGATTTACCATAGGTGCTAGCAAACTTCATGGCTTCGTTTTGAACACTGTTTAACGTTTTGGTCCCATCACCATCAAGTAATGAGTTCAGCTCACCTCGCGCTGCATTCATTTCTCTTGCAGGTCCAGTTAACGCCTGCATAGTTTGACCTACTGCCCAAACACCCGCGGCTCCCATGCCTAACTGGCTCCATGATTGCTGTGTTTGACGCCCCATACGTTGTAATGAGCGGAATCGGTTGGTGACTGACGCCATACCACTACTGGTTCTATCACGCAGCCAAACACTGAAATTTAATTGATTACTGGCCATGCAATAATCCTTTCAGGTCATCGGGTAGGGTGTGATCAAGTAGCATTTGTGCACAAGGATTGTTCCACAACGCTTCCAATGATTTAGCGAGACTGGATGATTCTATTTTGTTTTTTAGATCACGAAATAATGCGGTTTCTTTCTCAAAAATATCGAGAATGGATTTTTTTAAAGGTTCAAGTTGTGCGATCAAGTCATTTAAATAAGACTGCAAATCGACTTCGTTAATAAGGCCCTTAAGATAGTCTTCAATTCCCTTTATTTGCTGCGTAGCCACATGTTTAATGCTAATAAGAAAGTCATCAATTTCACCAGTAATACTGCCGGTTAAATTGGTTAGGTTGGCACATGACTCCATGCTTTCAAGATTATTGACCATGCTGCTTTGAGTAATGCTTGTAAAAACATTCTTTAGGTTATCTTGAATGTGAATTGCTGACTGGCTAGTGCAGGCAGTAGCGCTCGCAAGAGAGGCTGTCATGTTATTAATGAATGATTGTGGAACACCCGTAGTAAGAGGAGGAGCAATAACCGGTAGCCGACGAACAGATGCCAGCGCTTTTGTCAGCTCTGAGGTAGTATCGGTGATGATATTAAGTGTTGGACTCTGCAGTCCAAGTCCTCTCTCTTTGATGATGTTATAAATATCGGTATTCATTGTCTCTCTCACTACTAGAACAACATGCCAGCCCCTTTATTTACCGCCATGGCCAGTCGGTCAAAATAATGCTCATCTAACCAAATAGCGCGCGCTAAATTATCCAGACTGTCATCCTCATTCGGTAGGTAGTGTGCCCGTAAAGCCAACACTTGATTTAAGTGATTTTTACGGTACACACTGGCCATGGCGTTGATTAGTCCAATGTGGCTTCCATGTTCGGTGCCGCACCTTCAATCACTTTAGGAAGAATATGATCCAGTGTGCCAGTGATTTTTAAAATCTCAGCCAATAATGGGCGATCACTGTCTGGTGTGACGGTGTGCATTAAAAATTCTTTACTGGCCACAATGACACTGACTTTGCCTGTTTGGCTGGCACTTAAAAATTTATTGTAATCACTGGGTGATACATCAAATTTCATACCTTGATGAACCAGTACACCATTTAATGTAATAGGAACAATAACGGCTTTTGTTCCTTGTAATGATTTAATAAAATCAAGCGTGGTTGTTTCTTGATTATCATTTTTTGGAAGGGACATGATTTATTTCCTTATTATAGGTGGTGATAATATTTTGCAATCCCACTAATTTTTCTTTAGTGATAAAGTAAGTTTTATAATTCTGAATAATAATAGGTAACACTAACTTCATATTATTCTGCGTAATGATGGTTTGATTAATGGTTTCCAATTTTTCCGGTGGCCGTGTCATGAGATAAGCGTCCACGGGGATCGGTTTCTGATAAACCACTGGCGGCTTGATTGTGGAGCTGCATCCACTCTGAATAATCAGACTGACAATGAGTAGGCTCTTTTTTAGAGACATAGCGGACAACCTCTCGCTCTATAGGAATGAAATGTTGTTCAACTTGCGTTATTTTCTTTGCTGCGTGTCGCTTAACCGCCATTAACGCCCGTTCTACCTTTTGATTCTTAGCTTCAATTTCATTATCTTTGGCTTGGATGCGTTGCTCATATTTGACGGTGGCCTGGTTATAGCCTGAGCGATGCCCCATCATATAAATACCAGTTAATGACGCCATAAAAACAAGGATAATGAGTGACTTAACTATCATAAGATGATTTCAAAATGAGGGCCGTCATAACTGCCGCGTTGGTGTTCATCACGGCTATCGCCATTTTGATTCCAGTCGCCACCCCAACGCAAAGTGATCCCGATCATTGCTGCCGCTTTAAACATGGCTGTTTTAACCACAGCACATCGGTCCCAATCTGCAGTACCGTCTTTTTTTAAGGGCACTAAGTCAACCGCATGACCATAACCATCAGCTTGGATCATATGTTTGCTGTTTAATGTCCAGGTTTTTTTAGGGGTGCCATAATACAATTTACGTTGGCGGTCGGCTGTGCGAATCGTTTCGCTGACACCAAAATCACACTCACTCAATGTGATCGCTAAAGCAGTGCAGGCCCATAATTGAGGATGTAATTTATAACCGCGAGATAAACTCGTTTTACCTAAATGATACATATTACTGCCCTTTATTTTTTCCATAACTTAAATAATTCAACCGCTATTTTTATTGGGTTATCTGATATTTTTGAGGCTAAGCGATCTAATATATCCATGATGTAACGATTTAAATAAGCGGCAATACCGACGGCGACAATTCTCATATTGCTCGTAATATTAATAATAGTAATATCGGTTAATAATAAATTAACGGCATACGCAATAAACCCAGAAAATATAATGCCGGTGATAATACTGATTAATGAATAATGTTTAGCTCTTAATAAACTGGCAATACAAGCCAATAAAAACATCGCAATTAAGGGGAAACTTTCATTCACTTTTAACCAAATAAAATTATTATGCATTAATCGCCTCGCGTTAAATGCTTAATATCATCCTGATTAAGTACAGGGGTGCCATTAATTTTAATAAAGTCACGCCCACACACTTCATAATCCAATTTATGCACCATGCCATCGCCACCTTCTTTGCCATCAATATCCAGCAGGTTAGTGATTTTTAATTGGCACCCAAATGCTTCGACTTTAAGGGTTAGGTTTGTTTTGGCGTACATCATAAAATCAAACGGGGGTAAATCGCGCCATGAGCCGGCACGCTCTGCTTCATCACCTAAACGGTTGAAATTTTCAGTGTTCAGTTCTATCGATCCTTTCGCACCAATAGAGCCTTTTAACCAACCGCTGCTAACACCGCGTGATTTAGCGGCTTTACTGTTATCTTCAATGTCCAGTGTGATTTTATCAGCCGTAATATCTGTCTGACCAATACTCACATCTACATCTAAACCCGATAGCGAAGTGCCTCGTGACATTAGTTTTCTCCTTGCTCGGCTTTACTTAAATCGATACCCACACCAATATTGATGTCTTTTTGGCAACCGATAGGGCGAATTGAAATATAAATTTCAGTTTTTTTATCAGTAACCCAGTTAATTTCTACTGCACTTTCTTTGGGTGGTTCAATTTCACCGGGAAAGGAGGCGTTATTAATTTTCACTGGCGTTGCCATTTGTAATAACGGCTTCATGTAAAGCGCCTTATTGCGGGCAATGCTTTGAGGGGAACTGTTTAATGCGCGATCAGCAATCGTAGGAAGCGCAATTTTATACACATTGCGGCAAGCTTTTAGCACAATCCGTAAATACTCAATCACCTTAAAATCACCGGTTTCAATATCCAGCGTATTACCATCTGCCCAATACCACCCTTGTTCGCCTGGATAAGTTTGAGGGACAGAGAAACGATTAGTGTCTAATACGGCCAATAATGTTTCAGGGAAAGGTTGGCTGTTCTTATCGAGTGCTGAAGGACCCAATCCTAATAAAGCCCCCGTTTTTACGCGCATCGGGCTATCTGCTATCGTTACACTGCGATCACATAATCGACCCGCTAACACACCAATGTCATTACCAAATAACGTAGGGATACACATAATACGGGGTGCATTTATTCCGGTAATGATGCCAATAGCCGCTGATTCATATTCAGACCAAGATTGTTTGGTTGTTACAGGGGCAATACACGTCATAGCGAACATATAGCGGGCTTGCTTACTTTCTATTGATGCCATTTCAGCACTAACGGCTTCAATAGCTGCTTTGCTCATCATGGGATCAATCAATACCACTGCTTCATAAGATAATAATGTATTGGCTAACATCAATGCTGACGTCCAATTGCCGTCACTGGTTAACCCGACAAAAGAAGCGCTCCAGTTGGTCTTGCCGTTGAGCTGTGCGGCGACTAACGTGCTATATAACGTGTCAGTGGCTTTACCTTTACCTTTAAATAATGCATCGATGTCAGAGCGTGCATTAAGATGTGTAACCGTGTTTTGCAATGCCGCTTCTGCGGTTTTACCAATAAACACAAATCGACGTTCAATCTCATTGATGGTGTTTTGATATCCATTTTTACTGGATACGCTGACTGTTCCTAACATGGCTACCTCAAAATTCGTAAAACTTCGTGTGTGATGATTTGCTCTGATTGCTCAGGGGTTAACCCTAAAAAGGGACGGGGCTTATTGTTGATTTCCCACGACGTTTTGGGTTGTTTGTTTACTAGCTTGCGCAAAATTAAACCGCATTGCCCTTGTGTTATATGGTCAACGACCCATTTTGTTGTTGGTTTTTTCCATCCCTTGCCCCGTTTTTTCTTAATCATGTAACCTGCACGGATCAAGGCTCTGGCTTGTTTAGGTGAGGGCGGCTTATCGTAGTCTTTAAACGCACCTCTTGATCGCCGTATTCGTGCTGCTGTCCATGTTTCGGCAGGGGAGCCATATTGCTGTTTATGTGCAATTTCACCCGTTAAACGATTATTAAATCCTACCTCCACATGGTTGGTGCCATTCTTGCCTCGTAATCGCTTGGCAATGTTAGGTAATAAGCGTCGACGGCCTTTGCGCTTTTTTGTTCGAAGTGCGAACGGCTGGCCATGAATATCCCGTTGTTGGCGGACATTTTTTTTAGCTTGCTTGATAACCGCGCGACCAATACGTCGTAAGGCCAGTTGTTCTTGGTTGTAGGTTAATTTACACCGCGATAAGGCTTGTATAGCCTGATCAATATCTGGCTGGGTAAATTCAAGCGCCATGGCCAATTACTCGGGTTTCTTCTGCAACGTGAATGATATACGGCGCAATACCCCACCATTTACCGTTATAAGGCACATCCCCCATCTCTGCCGTCGTCTCTTTCATGGTGATAGGCTCGGAGAAAGTCAATGTGATCTCCAAATCACTCACGGGCGTCCCATCACTGGAGTACGCATCGACATCAATTTTTGGTGGTGGTAATTTTAAGCCTTGGCGCTCAATATCATTTTCAAGTAACCATGTCGCCGTCGATGCCATTAAAATACGTGGATCAAGTTTTGCTGCAGGCAATGCTTCAAACATAAACACCGCTTCATAATTAAATCGGCCCACAATGATGCCATCACCCATATCTTTAAATGACGGAACAAAAGTGCCGCCACTAATAACACAATCAAATAAATCCTTACCGGTGCTTCCCAATTTATCGCTTAATACACGCTTATAGCATTTGGCTATCTCAGCCATGTACGTTGTATTTTTGTGCAGTAAATTATCCGTCATAATAAACGTACCGTGGCCATAGGCATGCCGAGGATATTACGAATAGCATGCTGCGATAACGCCATTAATGATTCGTTGGTTTCGGTACTTTCTTTAGCTAGGTTTTCAGCTTCATCTTTGCGAGAGAGCGTGGCGAAATGTACTAATAACGATGCCTTTGCGCGTTGGTAAACGGCTTGTTTATACTGCACCGTTGTTGCGCTTTCAGTACCATAGGCCATACCAATATCGCTTGAATGGCGCTGATTATTAGCAATGGCGCGCTCTTTAAAACTGTTTAATTCAATATTGACACCCGACATGGCCATGATGAGCATATTGCATTCTTGCTCTGCGTTATAAACGGGTGGAATACGGCACGTTTTAACAAAATCAGTAATGGATAAATTAGGCCAGAAACCGTCATTTTCGACCGTATCATTCATCGCGGTATCGAGCGTTTTAATATCTTGAAACATAACAACCTCATGAGTGAACCGGAACAGCGATAGTGAATATTGCCCCTTGGCTATCAAAAGCGCGTCCGGTCACTTGTGCGCTGGTGAGTTGGTTATTCTTCTGCTATCAGCGGAAGGTCTAATTTTGTTAAGCGTTTATTGATGTCATTAATGCGCGTATTAACACCAATCTTGCTGTATTTTGTTTGTGCTTTTTCAAACCATGTTTTTGCCGCATAAAGGGGTGCGGGCTCTGGAATGTATTTGATGTCAGTGCCATGTTCACCTAACGCCATGAAGCCGCAGAGTTTGTAATATTTCGCTTCAATTTGGTCGAAGAGTTTCCAATCAGTAGCAAACCGTGCGAGTACCTGATCAAAGTAAGGTGCCGTTGAATGACCCTGCTTAAAGGCAGATTCTGCCCAATTCAATACTTCATCAGCAACAAACGTGGGTACGTCTGATTTAAAGCCCTCGGGCATGGGTGCGCCATATTTCAAGCAATAATCAGCCAGTAACATGGCCTGTTGTATTTCTTTGCAGTCAAACAGCCAAACCATAAAAATAGCCGCAATATCAACAGGGAGCGTGTTGCTCTCAAAGTACGGTTGGTATTGTTCTAAATGGCGTTTTTTATAATCAATTTTATCGGCAACTTGCTTGAAGCTTTTTAGTGCTGCGCTGTCTTTTTTTAACGATGCGCGAACAACATCCCATTGGTTGCTTGGTTGTGGTGCTACTGGTGCAATCGCCAGGGTTTCACCATTGTTAGTGCTTGCGCTTACTCGGTGTTGTTGCATCAATGTAATGCGCTGTTGTCGCTGTTGCAGTGGTGAAACCATGATCATGCTCCGTTGCAATAATGGTGATTACGCGGCGTTAACCGTTAATACGGCGGTGCTTGTTTTGCTGCCATGTAAGCCAATACATTCAACGCTGACCGTCAGTTTGCCGAGTGTTAATTCATCACCTGAAATGGTAGTGGTGCCAGTGCTGGTTTCATCAAACACGGTACCATTGAGTGACCACACGTATTCCGTTGCGTTTTCAGCAACAACGGTAAGGGTCGCATCCGTTCCTGTTGTCACTGTTTGAGTGACAAGCTCGGTGGTGATTTTTGGCTCTTTCGCGGTGTTTTCTGGTGTTTTTGCACCAATAACTACGCTATTTTCATCAAAGGCCGCGTATTTCAGTGGCTCTTCAACGACATAACCTTCAAAGCGCCATAAGAACGATTCAACGCGACCTAGATCGTCATTGTCTTTTGTTTTACGACGCTTGGTGCCTTTTTGGGTATAGATAGAAAGGTTCTTTAATGATGTGACTACCATGCGATTACCGGGGAAATACGGCACCACATAGGCAGGTCGACCAGCAATGGACTTATCCAGTTTTTGAGCGGCATTATGTTCGCTCGGTTTATCGGCTTCGGTATAAAGGCGATATTGCGCCGCTGCAACGATATTCTGACCAACTAACACGACTAAATCTGGCGCAGTACGGAATGCAGGGTGCAATACGTTGTTGATCAAATCAGACGCCATGGCATCAGCCGTTTTGTAATCAAATAAGGGGTTACCGGCTGCATCACGTGTGCCGTCTGGATCAAAATAAATCTCAGACTCATCATTATCAAAACTAGCACCCACAATTTGACTTGGCGCTAAGCGTTTAATACGCGCATGCCAGCCTTCATTCACATCTTCACCGTTAGGGTATTTATCTGGATCCGTGATTTTTCCAGCGTGTGTACCATTCCAGCCTACACGGAGCATGTCAGCACCGACTTGCTCAGTTACATATTCCATGAGTTTTTTCTCAAACTCTTTTTGGCCGCCAGAGTTAGCCCATTCAGCTAAGCGTGCCCAGGTAATATGAATAACGGTATCAGTCACAGAGAGTTCATATTCGTAGCCGCTGATATCAGGCGTGGTGCCTTTAAAGCGCTCTTTATCACGACCAGTAGAGAGCTTATCGCTACCGACGGTGACGGCTTGGCCTTTGATTTGTTGCACATCAAGAATATTAATTTTCTTTAAAAAATCGCTAGATTCCATGATGGCTTTTTTCAGCTTAGTTTCCTTGGGAGCGTCAATGGAAAAGTACATACCATCTTTTGCTAACCCATAGGCTTTTTTTGTATTGCTAAGGAGCGTGGCGATGCGTTTTTCAGTTACGCCATCGCAAAAAATATCGGGCATAGTGGCCTCTTAAAATAAGGAGAAGGAAGGAGCGTGCGATTAAACGTATTCAAGGCTGTTGTCGCCACCTTGATGATCTACATCACTGGTAAAATTAAATTCTGTCACGCTCGCATCAGCAAATTTCTCAGCTAATGAGGTAAATTGTGCACGTGAGATAACAGTATCGGCCTTACCTTCTTTGCTATCGGGTTTACCTTTATCTTCCGGTGTTTTTTCAACAGAAAAACCTTGTGCCTTTAATAGCTTTTCAGCCGCAGTGATGTCTTCATTTGTGGCTGCTTTTTCAATGGAATAACCCTGCGATTGAAGTAGTGCTTGCGCGCTAGTGATATCGTCTGCAGTGGGCTCTTTAATGATGGAGTAGCCTTGCGCTTTTAGCAGCGCTTGCGCTTCTGTTTCTGTGAACGTTTCTTTCGGGGGAGGCGTGCTTTTACTAAATTGCTCGATTGATTCAACGGCTTTTAGTAAGCGCTCTTCAGTCAGTTTTGACATGATATCTTCCAGGGGGGTAGTGGTGGTTTTAGATAAAAGTTTTTGAAAAAAACCTTTTGGCTTGGTTTCTTCATGCCCACTGAATGTCAGTGCAACTGAAATGAAATCTGTGCGAATACGTTGATCGGTATTATTACAAGAAAACTTCAATTGCTCAGTACCAATAGAGGCGGGTTTGGGTGTTACAGCGAGTCCAGTGAGGTAGTCTTTTCCTGTCTCACAAAAGTTAGGCGTTAATTCAATAGAAGTGAACAGTGCCTCTTTTTTACTCATCGCAATCAGGGCTTCGTTGGGCTCTATATTGCCACGAAGCGTAACAACGCCTTCTTTATCTTTGGTGCAATCAAGAGCAAGGACAGTGCCATACGTACCTGCCCATTTAGGGTCCCAGTGGTTTAAATCTAAGACTGCCGTATAGACGGTGGGATCGTAAGTCGCGGCGGCATCTTCAAGCCATGACGCTTTAATCTTTCGTCCATCGACGGTGTTACCGCTGGTTGCAATGACAACAAATCCACTCTGTAATGGCATGACACAATCTCTTTAATTCAATGTCACTACGATAAAGGTGATACCAATAAAAAAATATAGACACATGTTGTAAGTTGCTGTCTATACAACATTTATCAGCGGAAACAAGGAGAGAGGTAGGTATGCTAAAGCCTGAGTTTTTGTTGAGGCATAAAGATGGAAGTGGTTAGAAAAAGTAAATATGGCGATGAGGTGAGAGATAAAGCAAAAACGCTGTATTTATCTGGACTGACCCCTAAAGAAATTGCACAGAAGCTTGATATAAACGGCACAAGAACGGTTTATAACTGGATTAATAAGGATGGTTGGAATGAACTGCTTTCAAAGTTTGACCTAGAAAAGCAGTTAGAGCAACGGATTTTATTACTCACACATCGGGATATGAAAAAGCCCAATGAATTGGATGAAATTGACCGGCTAATTGCCAATCTTATTAAATTGCAAGATGCCAATACGCGCATACAAAAAGAAAAGCTGTCGATTAAGGAGCGAGAGGCCAACCTTGATAAGGGGTATTGTCCAGCCGAACGTAAAGATCAGGTTCACTCTTCAGGTAAAAAGAAAAGTGGTCGTAAGCGTAAAAATGACGTTCCCGGGATTGATGATCCTCGTTGGCAACAATGGATTGATAGCCTCTATAGCTATCAAAAAATCCATTTTGATGCGCGTCATTTAAAAGAACGCTGGACACTTAAATCACGTCAAATTGGTTTTACTTTTGAGGCGGCAGGCGAAGCGCTTTATGTCGCAGTAGAAACCGGCAAAAATCAAACGTTCTTATCAGCATCAAAAGCACAATCCCTTGTTTTTCGCTCATACATTACCCAGTTAGCAGAGAAATATTTTGGGATTGAGCTGCAAGGTAATCCGATTAAGTTACCTAATGGTGCTGAATTACGATTTATTGGTACCAACCGAAATACCGCGCAATCTTACAGCTCTGATTTATACATTGATGAAGCCTGCTGGATACCTAAGTTTGAAGGTATCTATGAAACCGCTGGCGCGATGGGGACATTAAAAGATCGACGTATTACGGTTTTTTCAACCCCCTCAACGCGCTCTCATGGGGCTTATCGTGTTTGGTCCGGTGCTTATTGGAAGCAAGGCAATAAAGACCGAGCGGATATTCCTTTTCCCTCAAAGGAGACATTAAGAAAGTACCCACAGCTTTGTCCCGATAAAAAATGGCGATACGTGGTTACGTTGCAAGATGCCGTTGATGGTGGTAACCCAAACATTGATGTTGATGACCTAAAAGAGCGCTGTGGGGAGGCGGCTTATGCGTATCTTTACGATGCTGAATTTATGGATGAAGCAGACAGTATCTTTACATTAAGTGCGCTGACGAAGTGTATTAAAGAGGATATGTGGTCGGATGTTGATTTATCAGCGCAGCGGCCTATTGGTGATCACCCGGTAGCTATCGGCTACGATCCTGCACGTACCGGTGACTTAGCGCGTTGTTATGTACTAGCAATGCCATTAAAGAAAGGTGATCCCTTTCGTGTCATTGAAGAGTTTGAATATCGTGGTTTTCACTGGTCATGGCAAGCTGAACAAATTCAAAACCTAACTACTCGCTATAACGTCCAACATATCGGCGTGGACTGCAGTGGTATTGGTAGCGGTGTTGGAGAGATGATCAAGGCGTTCTTTCCACAAGTGATGCTGATTAGTTATACGCAGCAAAGTAAACAGAGTTTGGTTTTAAAGGTGATGGATTTAGTGAGTACTTCCAGGATTAAGTGGCCAGCAGAATATACGTCTATTGCGCCTTCTTTTTTAGCTATCAAGCGAAAACAAACAGGTCATGGAACAATGACTTTTGCTGCAGAAAGAACAGAAGAAACAGGTCATGCGGATAGTTTCTTCGCTATCGCTCACGCTGTGGCTTGTGAAGGCTTAAACGTTGCCATGCAGCGCACATCAACGATACGAGTAAATTTATAATGGCGAAAAAGAAACGGTTTCAACGTAAAGAAATCATGCCTGTAGTGAGTGAATCAACGGCGTTTAAGTTTGGTGGGATTGAGCGAGTCGATACAGAAAACCCTATCGCTTGTAGTGATGTGGATTTTGATGAAGCTGATGAATTTTATACACCGCCGATTGAGCCAAAAGCGTTATCTGCATTATTGCTGGCCAACTCCTATCATGGTGCGATTGTTGAAGCGCGTACGCGTATATTATCAAAGGATTTTATTGAAACGGATGTCTTGTCATTTTTTGAAATGATGAACTTATGCAAAGACCTGATCACGTTTGGTTATGCTTATTATCAAGTTTTTAGAAACCCATGGGGAGAGCCTTTGCGACTTGGCCATGTTATGGCGCAATATACTCGCAGAGGAAGGGATAATCGTTTTTTTCGGTTAAACAGTGATGATACCAAGACGGAATACAAGAAAGGTGAGATTGTTCAAATCCGTCTTTATGATCCGAATCAAAATATTTACGCCTTGCCTGATTATCTATCAGGGGTTGAATCTGCATTGCTCTCACAGGAGGCCACGCGTTTTCGTCGTCGTTATTACAAAAACGGGATGCACATGGGATTTATTCTTTATATGACGGATCCTACATTGACGCCCGTTGCTGAGGAAAATTTGGCAGAGGCGTTAAAGAAATCGCGCGGGGTGGGTAATTTTTCATCGATGTTAATTAATATTCCCAATGGCCAAGAAAAAGGCGTGCAACTTATCCCTGTGGGCAATATTGGCACCAAAGATGAATTTGAAGGAATTAAAAAAATATCATCACAAGAGGTGATCGTGGCTCATCGTTACCCAGCTGGATTAAGTGGAATTTTGCCTCCAGAAGGATCGAGTCTTGGCAATCCATTGCAATACAGTGAAATGTATTATGAAAATGAAATCAAACCCTTACAAAAATTATTACTTGGTATTAATCGCATCATGCCAATGGGTAAAAAAATAGCGTTCGAGCTGCCTGTTATTAACGGATAAAAACGTAGCAGCATCATATTTAAAAAATACGCCCACTTGATATACTGTTTTTTTATACAGTGTATCGGGATGGATAATGAAACCGCTTTTCTGCATCAATTGCGCTAAAAAATTGTGTTATATCGAGGGTGGCCGCATTGAAATAAAATGCCCACGTTGTAAATATGTTACTTGCCAGAACGCCGAGAGCGTCCAATCTGGGAAACGTAATAATGAAAAAACAAGCGATCACTCTGCATAACGGTGACTGTTTAAACATACTTAACTCTTTAGAAGATAACAGTATTGATTTAATCGTCACTGATCCCCCTTATTTTCAAGTTAAGCGCGATGCGTGGGATAATCAGTGGTTAAATGCCGAAGAATTTTTATCCTGGCTTGATAGTGTAGCCATGGAATTGTGGCGAGTGTTAAAACCATCTGGAACACTCTATCTTTTTTGTGGCTCTCGTCTTGCGGCGGAAACTGAAATTCTACTCAAGCAACGGTTTGAGGTGTTGAACCATATTGTTTGGTCTAAACCAAGCGGGCCATGGAATAAGGCGAATAAAGAAAGTTTACGATCTTTTTTCCCTGCCACAGAGCGCATTATTATGTGTGGTCATTATGGTGCAGAGGGCTATGCAAAAGGGGAGACCGATTATTATGGAAAATGCCAAGACCTTAAAAAACAGGTTTTTACGCCTTTAATTGATTACTTTAAAACAGCTAAGGATCGTTTAGGTGTGTCAGCTAAGGCCATTAACCAAGCGACAGGGACACAAATGGCCTCGCATTGGTTTAGCTCATCACAGTGGAAGTTGCCTACCGAAAAGCAATATGCACAACTACAGGCATTATTCGCAAGCTATGATGTTAATGGATTACCTGATCCACATAAAACATTGGTCACGCGCTTTACTGGGTTAAGTAATGATTATAATGAGCTAGTTCGCCAATATGATGACTTGAAAAATGAGTATCAACAATTAAGGCGACCATTCACTATTACAAAAGCCGTACCGTTTACAGATGTGTGGTCGTTTAAGTCAGTGCAATACTATTCAGGAAAGCATCCTTGTGAAAAGCCAGCTGCATTACTCGAGCATATAATTAAAGCAAGTAGTCGTGAAAATGAAGTGGTACTGGATTGTTTTATGGGGAGTGGTTCAACGGGAAAGGCGTGTTTATCGCTGAAGCGACAGTTTATTGGTATTGAAATGGATCCTGATATTTTTAAACGTACTCTCGAGAGTTTTTAGTTTTCATTAAGCCTGACATGATCAGGCTTTTTTATGCCATTAAATAATGACCAGTATAGGCGGTATGGGTGCAGGTTAATTGGTGATTATCCAGCTCAACAAGAATATTTTTAACTAGCATCTGTGTAGTAACAAACTCTATATGGCAGGCAGAAACTGCGTGTTGTTTGATTTTAGGGTGGCTAGTTAATGTTTGTAAATTGCATGGGGTGGCGTGAATTACACCTAGAATATCGACACTTAAAGACATAATAAGACTCTGTTTAATAACATGTCGTGACATTAAATCGGTATGAATTCAGTAGCCAGTGAATATGGGTTTAAAGTATAAAAATTGTGATATAGAGCTATATGTTTAATGTTAATTGGTTTTCTTGCTTACCTGCCTTAACGGGTAAAGGCTTATCTTCAAACATTGAGTGAATAATGTGTGTGGTAGCCGATTCAACAACAAAGCGAGTCATACAGTGTTCGTTTAAGCAATCACAATATAACGTTTGAAAAGTAGGGGTTGTTCGTCGGCTAGTCCGAATGATGGTATGGACACCATGGCACTGTGGACACATAGGCTTATAAGTAGACATTGGCAATTATCCTTAGCGAACTTTTGCCATTGTATTGCGTGGAATTTTAAATACAAGAAAGCTAAAAAAGTCGCCAATAAATGACGACTATTTATCGATAACGGTCAAAAAACGGCAGTGATAATTTTTTTTCAGATAAGAAACATTATGTTACGTTGAAAAAAAAAGCATCGAAAGAGGCTTTTTTTATGCCTAAATATTTGCTTAGAGGACGTTTTAGGTATTATTGTTTTAAAGGAACGTCAAAGAAATAGCGAATAGGCATTAATGACAGTAATCGTTTGCTAAATAAATGTTACTTAAAGGTAGTTGTAATTCAATGAAATAGGGAATACTTTAATGAGAGTATTTATCATTTACATTCATTGATGGTGTAATGGTAATGATAAATACATGTACGATGGTGATCGCTACAGTCAGCATAATGGCTCGGTCGTTACCATTGCGTTGTGATGATGATAAATGTACTAGGATAACAATAATGAATAATGAAATTACGCGTTGGTTGCAACGAGACCCTGACCCTAAATCACGTCAAGAATTACAACAATTAGTGGCTGATAATGCGACTGTTGAATTAGCTGATCGTTTTAATGGGCGCTTAGAGTTTGGTACTGCAGGCTTGCGTGGTGTTGTTGGTGCTGGGCCTAATCGAATGAATCGACTCGTCATTCAAGAAACAGCAACAGGGCTTGGCCAGTACTTATTACGCACAGACAGTACTGCAGCGCATAAAGGCGTTGTTATTGGTTATGACGGTCGTCCTGACTCTCGTCAATTTGCTCACGATACGGCAGCAGCATTAGCGGCACAAGGCATTAAGGTTTATCTCACCACTAAAGTTGCCGCAACGCCGATTGTTGCTTTTGGCGTTAAACATTTACACACTGCAGCTGCCGTTGTTGTTACCGCTAGCCATAATCCACCGGCTTATAATGGCTTTAAGGTTTATTGGAATAACGGTGCTCAGATCATTCCGCCTCATGATGCTGGTATTGCTGCTGAAATAGATAAAGCTACCCAATCTGATATACACCTTATGGATCTAGCTGAAGCCGAAGAAAAAGGGTTATTAGTGTGGTTAGATGATGCTTATTATCAAGATTATCGTCAGGCAATAAATACGAATCCATTATTAAATAATCACCATAATCCACAAGATATTAGTATTGCTTATACTGCGATGCATGGTGTCGGTGCTGATATGGCAGAAACATTATTAGCGGATGCTGGTTTTGAGCATGTCTATAGTGTTGCTGCTCAACGCGAACCTGATGGCGCTTTCCCAACGGTGAAGTTTCCAAACCCTGAAGAGTCAGGCGCTATGGATCTTGTTATTGCTGAAGCAAAACAACATGGGGCAATGTTAGCGTGTGCTAATGATCCGGATGCTGATCGTTTTGCTGTGGCTGTGCGCCGTAATGATGGCGAGTATCAGATGCTAACAGGTGATCAAGTGGGTACATTGTTTGGTTATTATTTACTTAATCATGTGCAAGCTTCAACCCGTTTAGTGGGTAATACTATTGTTTCATCAACATTATTAGGCAAAATTGCAACGGCACTTGGGGCGCAATATTATCAAACACTGACCGGCTTTAAATGGTTAACCAATGTCGCAATGGATCGTCAAACCGTTGATCATCAATTCTTGTTTGCCTATGAAGAAGCGTTAGGTTACACCATTGGTAATACGGTATGGGATAAAGACGGATTATCTGCGTTAGTGGCATTTGCTCAATTGACGGCAGAATTATCAGCAAACGGTCAGACGGTTTGGGATCAACTTGAAGCGATTTACCGTGAGTACGGCTTATATATTAATGCTCAACGCAGTATTGCACTTGATCCAACCGCTGCACCTATTGGTGATTTACTCCGTGCAACGCCACCACAAGCGATTGCAGGATTAGCTATTCACAGTACTGAAGATTTTAAAACGTCATTACGTATTTTTGCTGATGGTTCGGTTGAGGCGATTGATTTACCTGTTAGTGATGTATTGATTTATCACCTTGAAGATGGTGCTCGAGTGGTTGTGCGGCCATCAGGTACAGAGCCTAAATTGAAATGTTACTATGAAGTGGTTGAACCAATGAGCCAAGAAGATATATTTGAACATGCTCAACTACGCGCACGAGAAGCAATGGATCGATTAATTACTCAGCATCAAGCATCACTGTAATTCCGATTACCGTTATGTGGTAAAGCTGAACTCTGATCAATTTTCAGTGTATAATCATGAAAATTAGAATTTGTTTAAATAACCAAGGGTTTACCATGCACGATCTTAATTTATCGTTACCTGATGATTATGAAAAAGAGCCAGAATTACCGATTCCATCGATTGATGATCAAAAGAAAATTGTGGCAGAGCTTAAACGTTTAGAAGCTGCGGGTGAGTTAACACCTGAAATTTTACATGCATTCATGACAGGTGAGCGTTTACCTGAATAA